AGTTGAACCTGCTCTGTATTCGCTCTTAATCTTGCCGATGATGGTTGCGATATCCTTCCAAACAAGACCTGTGCTTGCCCATGTACCATCTGCTGTGGTAAGAGTGGTCAGAATACCCGTAGGCTTTCCTGAGCCATTTCCTGTTAAGATTGCGGCATCAATAGCCTTCTCGATCTTGTTTGCAAGACGAGCAACAAGCCACTGTTCAAATGCAGGTATAGCCATTGCCTGAACATCAGCAGTGATGGAAACTGTCTTGATGAGCTTGTATGCGCCAAGCGTTACTGCGGTAAGTGCATCAGCACTATCTGTTGCGGCTGTTGCCATCTCAACCCAATTAGCATCAGCAACTGCACTCTCAACCGGGAATGATATATTTCCGGGGATGTACGATACATCAACAGCCTTTATGATCGGATTAAGCTCAAGCTTGTGAATTATCATGTTCATTGTTTCGGTAGGGATCGCAGATGATGCAGTCATTGCATCCCTTTCCTCAACATCAAGCTCCTTGCCCATAAGCTTTTTGAGCCATGCGCTTCTGTATTCTTCTGTGTCAACAGCAAATGTTCTCTTTTCTTCCATTTCTTCCTCCTTATTGATAACAGGCTCTAACTCCTTTTCAGGAAGTGAAGCCACTTTTGCAAGTGTTGCCTTGCGTGTTTCGATCTCATCGAGTAAGGTCTGTCTTTCTGCCATTAAGGTATCCGTTTCCTCTGCAAGAGCCTTAACATCAGCACCCTCTGCCTCGATTTCCTTTGCGATAGCGGATAATCTTTCCTCTATCTCATTGATCCTATTAGCCATTGATAAAACCTCCTATCTTTAGCCTTGTTATTGTTTTAAGTTTCATATCTTCCTGTTCTCGCAACTCCTGCGTGAATTTTGCGATCTCTCCGTCAGCAAACTCTCGAACAGAATTTATTTCTGTTGTGTCATTGGCAGGCATACTTACCGCCGACACATCAAAAATCTTCTTAATGCGTGTGTGGACAATGGTTTTGGTGTTTCGGTCAAAGTGGTAATCACCGGGAATGAATCCCCAACTCATTCTGTCAATCAGACCATTGTCAATTGCTTCATATAGATTCCTTGCATCCTGACTCTTGGACAGGTCAGCCTCAATAAAGCCGCCAACATCATCCAAAGTCAGCTTCAAGGTGTTATTGCGGAGCCTTGCCATCACAGTTCCTTGGTGATTCAATTGCATGATGATGTCACTCATGTCTGTGTCAGCAAAAGCCTCACGCTTAAACTCCTCATAGATGGTTTCCCCATCGTATTCATAAAGCGGATAAGGTGCCCACTTGAAGGCATATCCTCGCACTAAAAAAGCACCCTCATCAGGTGCCCCTTCTTGGATCGTTATTGTGCAATCCCTGTATTCTCTACTTTTCAGCTTCGGCATCTTCTGCCTCCTTCCCACCAACCTGTGCGACCTTTGCCGCCATGTCAGCCATTTGTATTTCTTCAAGCATATCCTTGGAACAGTATTCCTTGCGGATGTAATATGTATCACCATTTTCAATAGGTGCAAGGTTTAGAATCTCCCGGCCCTCATTCTGACTCAAGAATCCTCGGTCAAATAATGCGGTAATCATTTCCAACTGTTCCTTATTGGACATATATTGCAAACGATTTGCGGAGAATATAACCTCATTTCCGCTTGCAACTTCAACATCATTGAATAGCATATTGGTATGGACAAGCGATGCCTCAATAGCAAAAGGCTCGATTTTGCCCTCATAATATGCATTCCACTCATCAGAAGTGAATTGATTGCGCAGAATCTTCTCATTGGTGCCGAAATAGTCAAATACCGATTCTTTTATCTGTGCCATCTGCTTGTCATCAACAACAAATGGTGATGAAGTAATTTGTTTAACATCTTCATACTTCTGATCGTAAAGCAGAACACCACCATTGTTCATTGTTGACAGATTGGATTCAACAAACCTCTTGCGCTCGGCCTCGATATCGGTAGGCTTAAGTGTCTGTGCAAGTTTTCCCATAAACCTTATGCTTGCACTCTGCTTAACACCCTCAACAATGCCTTGGTTGTTGGCATGTATTAAATCCATGGTTGGCTTAAGCACCTTATTTGACTCACCGAAAAGCTCATCATGGTATTGGAACTGTGTCATGATCCCGGCTTTTTCAATCTCAATTGCGCCTCTGTTGCCATTTCCGAAGTCATAAACAACATATTTTTGACCATTTCCCTGTGTTACGTTCACTTTTGATGTATCAAGCGGATAAAATCCGATGATATTCATCTTGGAATCGTAAATTGGCGCAATAAATGCCGTATTATCGACCATAAGCACTGTTGCAAGCCTATAAAGGTACTTTTTCGTGTCCATCAAGGCATTCGGTCGATACTGAAGCACTCTCTCAATGTTTTCGTGCCCATTTCCCTTGATTTCAGGATGTAATTTGCTCACATGAGTCGCAAAACTGTGTACTGCGGCCCTTGTAAGCTCCATCTCATAGATTCCACCCTCAAAAGTGGTAAATCTCGGCACATAGCCATTCATAAGCTGAAAATACTCATTAACAGCCTGCTCAATCTGCCCTTTTTTTCGAAAATTACTTAGAAATCCCATTTTTAACCTCAATTCATGTTGATAAACTGATCCTTTTTGTCTTTTAACACCTTATATGCATCCATCAAGGCACAGGCACCATCATTTCTGCGCCTTCTGTCTGACGGATGTACAAGCTGAATGTTGTTATTTATATCTGTCTTAACCTCTGCATTTATCAGATTCCACTTCATAACAGGATTGTTATCATACACTACTCGATGCGCTTTAAAGTCTGCCGCAAGGTTTTTAAGTGGCTCTGAGCATGTCAAGGCACCCTGTCGGACAGGAATCATCGAATTTTGCCCAAATTCGGACCTGAACTGTCGCAAAAGTGTATCATCTATCTTCCAAGGATCGTATCCGATGAAAAGCGTGTACATATCGTACTCTTCTCGCAATTCAATGAACCAATCAAGGAAAATGTTCTTGTCGCACTTGTTTCCCGGACATGTTCGCATATATCCTTGTTGCACCCACAAGTCATATGGCACCGCATCTCGGCCTCTTCTGTCACCTGCAAGGGCCTGTTGCCTTAAAACCTCTTCAGGAATCCAAAACATTGACTTTACATATATCTTGTCATCATCAGGCTTCATCATTACCGCCACAGCCGCATTCAAATCCACAGAATCTGCCGCATCAAATCCACCGATGCAATAGTCAAATGTTTCTGTAATCTTCTCCTCATTGTTAAGGTCTTCATATCTGAGCCAAGCAACCTCGGATGTCTGTTTGAGATTAAAGTCTTTAACAAGCACTGTGGGCATGAATGAGGGATCATCCTTGGCCTTTGCCACCATCTGTCGCAAGTAATCTCGACTCTTGATGGTATCAACACCGGGATTTGCTTTCTCCCAACAATCTTCGTGATCCCATTCGCTCGGATCGTCAAGCTCATAAATAAAAGGCAAGAACCTTTCAAGTTTCTCACCTTCCAAAACACCCCTTGCATAGTCATATTGGGCATCAAATATGTTTTCTCGGACAAATCCATTGGTTGTGATGGTAAATAATATCGGCTGAACCCTCGCACCCATGGATTGCTTTACCAAATCATATAAATCACGATTTTTTATAGCCGCAAGCTCGTCAATAACACCACAATGTGTATCAAGACCATCCAAACTGTTGGAATTGCTTGCCAAGGCCTTTATAAAGCCGAAATTATACGGAAAATACAAGTCTGCCGCTCTCTTCTTAATATGTTTGGCAAGATATTCCGATTGCTTAACCATCTTATGTGCCGCATTGAATCCCAATTTGGCCTGATCCAACATGGTCGCAATATTGTATATCTGTGGTGAACCTTCATTGTCATTCACCAACATATCAAGCTCGACTGCCGCAGTCTCTGTGGTTTTGCCATTCTTACGGCCTTCTATTATCAAGCATTCGTTAAACTGTCTGATATTATCGTCATCAACAAACCCAAACAGGGCCTGCAACCTTGCTTTTTGGAACAATTGGAGCTTTAAAGGCTCTCCGATGTTCCCTGAAGGCTGTTTGCAAAACATTTCGATGAAATCCGTGTGCTTTTTGGCAATATCATAGTCAAAATGGTATTTACCCGGCTTTTGATACTCATCCAACAGAAGATTTGCCACTTTCTTCATTTTCTCGCAAGCAACAATCTTCCCATCCAAGATTGCAACGAAATATGTTTCGAATTCTGTCATTTCTTAAGGAAAGACATCAAAGGATCACCTGACTCTGCTTTGTTCTCTGCCGGGAACAGGTCGGCAATCTGTTTTAATGTCGAATTATAGTTTTTAATCATGCCATTGTAGACATCAGCCTCGGAACTCTTTTTCAGACCGCACTGTGTAGCACCATTCTGATAAGCCTCAACCCATCCCTTTTCCTTAAGGATGTCCTGAAGCTTGCCAAGCTCTTCATCCATGAAGATTGCTTTGTCCAAAAGTCCAAGTGCAAGGCTCTTTTTTGCATCCGGGAGTGTGTTTATCAACTTTTTAATCGGTTTCTCGTCTAATTTTCCCATTTTCTACCTCTTCTCTCAAAAACTACACCATCATCAACTTTTATCATCCGTCAAATTTCGAG